AGAGCTTAAGGCTCCGGGAAAACTGCCGCGACCGCTTCAGCTCTCAAGGCACCGGCTGCTTCAGCGGCTTGGCTTTAAGGTCTATGTCATTGACGACCCGGAGCAGATTGGAGGAATGCTGAATGAAATTCGAACCACATGATTATCAGGCTTATGCCATCCAATATATTGAGACCCACCCCATCGCGGCTGTCCTGTTAGATATGGGTCTTGGAAAAACAATCATCTCCCTGACGGCGATCTTTGAACTTCTTTTTGACAGCTTTGAAATTCATCGAGTCCTTGTGGTAGCGCCTCTCCGCGTTGCCCGTGATACCTGGCCTTCCGAAATAGAAAAATGGTCGCACCTTTCAGGTCTGACCTATGCGGTTGCAGTCGGGACTGTCAAGGAACGGAAAGCGGCCATGCTGCAAAGCGCCGACATTACAATCATCAACCGCGAAAACCTGCAGTGGCTGATTGACGATTCCGGATTCCCATTTGATTTTGACATGGTGATCATAGATGAGCTCTCATCCTTCAAAAACCACAAGGCAAAACGCTTCAAGTCCCTGATGAAGGTTCGGCCCTATATCCACAGGATCATCGGTCTTACCGGCACGCCTTCTTCCAACGGACTGATGGATCTTTGGGCAGAATTCAAGCTGCTGGATAAGGGGCAGCGCCTCGGTCGCTTTATCACACAGTACCGCATAAATTATTTCATTCCGGACAAGCGAAATGGCGAAATCATATATTCCTATAAGCCGCTACCCTATGCAGAAGATGCCATTTACCGGAGGATTTCAGATATCACGATTTCCATGAAGTCCACCGACCACCTGAAAATGCCGGAGCTCATTTCCACGCAATATGAAGTAGCGCTTTCGGATGCCGAGCGTGACCGATATGAGAATTTAAAGCAGGAGTTAATCCTGCAGCTGCCGGATGGCGAAATAACCGCCGCCAATGCTGCCGCGCTGACAGGGAAGCTCTCCCAACTTGCGAACGGTGCCATTTATTCCGATACCGGCGAGATCATGGAGTTCCATGACCGGAAGCTGGACGCTTTGGAGGATATTATCGAGGCCGCAAATGAAAAGCCGCTTCTGGTGGCCTACTGGTTCAGACACGATCTGGCCCGGATCAAGAATCGCTTCAATGTCCGGGAGATCAAGACAAGCCGCGACATTGCTGACTGGAATGCGGGAAAGATTCCTGTAGCAGTCATCCATCCTGCCTCAGCCGGACACGGCCTAAACCTGCAGGCAGGCGGTTCCACTCTCGTCTGGTTCGGGCTCACATGGTCGTTGGAATTATACCAGCAGACAAATGCAAGGCTCTGGCGGCAAGGCCAGCAGTCTCATACCGTAGTCATCCAGCACATCATTACCAAGGGCACCATTGATGAACGCATCCTGAAGGCACTCTCCAAAAAGGAGCTGACCCAGTCCGCTTTGATTGATGCCGTCAAGGTGGATCTGGAGGTGCCACGATGACAAGACCGTATGAAAATCTTATCAATGCCATCATTCTGCAGGCAGTGAAGGATTATCGGGATGCCTTAAAGCGCCTGAAGAAAAAACCACAGAATACAGACGCCATGTCCACTGCGATGGAAATAGAACGATTTTTCCATTCTGCCTGGTATCAGACCATCACCAGTGTAGATGGCGACTACCTGATACAAAAGCTGCGAGAGGAGGCGAAGTCAAAATGACCGTAAAAGAATATCTTCATCAGGCTTATCGCCTTGACCAGAAGATCAAGTCCGACACGATGGAAGTACAGAACCTCCGGGTGATGGCTG